GTATGCCAACACAACAGGCACAAACAATGTGGCGTTGGGTCAAAATGCATTAGATGCAACTACAACTGGAGGGTCTAATGTAGCGGTTGGTCATGATGCGCTTACTGCCAACACCACCGCATCTAACAACACGGCTGTTGGGTATCGGGCAAGCTATAGCAGTACAACAGGTAATGATAATGTCACTATTGGCATGGACTCTTTTTACAATGGCACGACAGGTAGTGATAACGTTTTAATAGGCCATAGGGCAGGTTACAATCATTCTTCTGGTTCTAGTAATGTTGGCGTAGGTTATGATGCCTTGCTCCAAAACACTACCGCAGACAACAACACAGCGGTTGGGTATGAGGCAGGGTATAGTAATACTACTGGTGCTGTAACTGCTGTAGGGTATAAGGCAGGGAATGCTAATACAACGGCTGTTGGTAATGTTTTAATGGGAGAACTAGCAGGTACAGCTTTAACCACTGGTAATAACAACACTGCTTTCGGATCACAGGCACTTAGCACTGCTACAACTGCAATATTTAATGTGGCTGTAGGGCATGACGCATTAAGATATAACACTGGCAATTATAACACAGCGGTGGGTGGGGATGCTTTAGTTACAAACACTAGCGGAGCAGACAATACAGCGGTTGGAACGGCTGCGCTTTACGCTAATACAACAGGTGCTAACAACGTATCGATGGGATCGGGTTCTTTGCGTAACAACACCACAGCATCCAGTAACACTGCTGTTGGTTATCAAGCTGCTTATAGTAATACGACTGCATCAGATAACACGGCTATGGGTGAATTTGCTTCCTATTCTACTACTACAGGTATTCGCAATGCTTCTTTTGGCTCTGCGGCTTTGTATGCAAATACAACTGGAGTTGACAATACGGCAATCGGCACAAATGCTCTGTATGCTAACACTACCGCAAGTAACAATACAGCGGTTGGAATGAACGCACTAATAGCTAACACCACTGGTTCAGAAAACTTAGCGGTTGGCTATAAGGCAGGAGAATCAATTACGACAGGCACTCGCAACTCAGCTTTGGGCGCAATGGCCTTGAACGTCTTAACGACTGGAATTGGCAACGTAGCCATAGGGTATCAAGCTATTCAACGAGCAACCACAGGTTCAGATAACATCGGTATTGGGTCGGACAGTTCAAGCTCTAATGGTGCTTTAGAAAACTTAACAACAGGAATCCAAAACGTTTCGGTAGGTGGAAATTCAGGTGTTAGTTTAACAACAGGTGAAAAAAACACATTTATTGGTCATACGGCAGGGAATGTACTTACAACAGGTTTAAGAAACACATTGGTAGGTCATAATGCAGGTTTAGCACTTGCCACATCTAACAGCGATAATGTTTTTGTGGGTCAAGGTTCGGGTGGTTCTATAACCACAGGAGATGCCAATGTTATAATTGGGCGGTATAGTGGTAATGCAGGCGGCCTAGACATCCGCACCTCAAGCAACAACATCGTGCTAAGTGATGGGGATGGTAATCCTAGGGTTGTTGTAGATAGCAGTGGTACAATGCTTGTGGGTCGCACATCATCAGGAGCCACTGGAAATGGTCATTCTATTAGGGGCGGTGATAGTGCCATTTTTAGTAGAGATTCTTCTGGTGAAACGATGGTAGTTTGTCGGAATGACAGCACAGGAGATATAATCAGGTTTAAAAGAAATAATGTCATTTGCGGAGAAATCGTAAATACTGGATCAACTAGTGTTGCTTACAATACTTCTTCAGATTATCGCCTTAAAGAAAATGTTACAGATGTTACGGATGGCATTACAAGAGTAAAACAATTAGCACCCAAACGCTTTAACTTTATTGCCGATGGAACGGACAGAATAGTAGATGGCTTTTTAGCACATGAAGCCGCCACAGTTGTTCCCGAAGCCGTAACTGGCACTAAAGATGAGCTAGAAGTTTGGAAATATGACGAGGATTTACCAGAGGGTGTTTCTGTCGGTGACAACAAGCTAGACAATGATGGTAATACAATCCCAAAATATCAAGGCATTGACCAAGCCAAACTTGTGCCATTGCTTACTGCCGCACTTCAAGAAGCAATAGCTAAAATCGAAACCCTAGAGGCAAAAGTAACTGCCCTAGAAAACGCATAACCAGTTAGACAGAAAAGGAGATAAAAATGTCTGATGAAATAACTAAAGAAGAAATCGCACAACACTACACAGCGATGGGTCACTCTGTTGATCTGCTAGAGGCAGGGCAGCCAGATGACATGGAAGATGCCGATTGGACTGACACAGTGTCACGAAATGTCGAGCATCTGCAACTCATGGTAGCCAAGGACTTCTGGACTTCAGAAGACATGACTGCCGCAAACGCTGCGATTGCAGCAAATACTTAACTAAGGAAGGAGACTAACATGGGAAAAAAAGAAAAGACCCCCATAACAGTCAACGATAAAGAATATGTTGTTGAAGACATGACTGACAAACAAAAGGCATTCTTGAACCATGTGAATGATCTAGGGCGTAAAATGGACAGCGCCCGATTCAATTTGGATCAACTTGCCATAGGACGTGAGAAGTTTGTTGAACTTCTTGCTGATGCTTTGGAGAACCCAGAGAAAGTTGAAGAGTCTGAAACTGTAAACTAGGAGTAACGAATGCCCCTGACTAAACTCCAATTCCGTCCTGGGATTAATAAGGAAACTACCTCGTACTCTAACGAGGGTGGGTGGTTTGATATGGATAAGGTCAGGTTTCGTTACGGCTTTCCTGAAAAAGTAGGTGGTTGGGAAAAAACCTCTTCTACCTACTTTTTAGGAACATGTCGTGCTTTACACCCTTGGGTTTCTCTAGCGGGGGATCGATTTATAGGAGTAGGCACTCATCTTAAATATTATATTAATGAGGGTGGTGCGTATCAGGATGTAACTCCGATTAGACTTACGACCTCTGCCGGAGATGTAACGTTTAATGCTAGTGCAAATACTCTGTCGGCTTCTGTGGCAATTGGAGATACTTCTCTTGCTCTGACAAGTTCTTCAGGATTTCCCAGTGCAGGGGTTATTAAAATAAATAGTGAAATTATTCGTTATGCCAGTATCTCTGGAAATAGTCTTTTAGGTTTAGAGCGTGGGTTTGACAGCACTACAGAAGCAGCGCACTCTTCTTCTGCGGCTGTAACATGCGCAACTTTAACTGTAACAGACACAGCACATGGTTGTGAGAACAATGACTTTGTTACCTTTTCAGGGACAGCAACTCTTGGTGATCAAATTACCGCTAATGTTTTAAACCAAGAGTATCAAATATCTTCCATTGTAAGTGATAACAGTTATTTAATCGAAGCCCGTGAAGTTGCTTCATTAAACTCAGTCACCACACCTGATGGGTACGATCCAACATATGTTTTCGCTACAACTTCCGACTCTGGAAACGGAGGTTCGTCTGTAGTAGGTGCGTACCAAATCAATACTGGGTTAGACACCACCCTTGGTGGTTCAGGATGGGGCGCAGGAACATGGGCCAGAGGTACTTGGGGAAGTGGGGCATCCATTTCTACTGCGGTAGATTCTCTTCGTATTTGGTCGCATGATAACTTTGGGGAAGATTTACTTATAAATGTAAGAGATGGCGGCATATATTACTGGGACAAAAGCGCCAATGCGGGAGTTACGTTTGGTCGGGCTGTAGAGCTTTCAAGTTTAGGTGGAGCAAACACAACTCCAACTATCGCAAAAAAGGTTTTAGTTTCGGATCGGGACAGACATATTATCGCGTTTGGTTGTGATTCTGAGGATAATATTGGAACACAAGACCCCTTGTTAATTAGGTTTTCTAGTCAAGAATCTTTAACTGACTGGGCTTCTACTGCTACTAATACAGCGGGAGACTTGCGCATTGGCTCTGGCTCTGAGATTGTGACAGCCGTTGAAACAAGGCAACAAGTCCTTGTATTTACCGATGTGTCGCTCCATGCCATGCAGTTTTTGGGGCCACCATTTACATTTGGTATTAATACTCTGTCAGAAAACATAACAATAGCGGGTCCACTTGCTGCTATTGCCATTGAGGACAATGTGTTTTGGATGGGGGCAGAAGAGTTTTATGTTTATGGCGGTGCAGTTCAGCGTCTACCCTGTTCAGTAAGAGATTATGTATTTAGTGATATAAACTCAGACCAAATAGAAAAAGTTACAGCATCTACGAACACTGCTTTTTCTGAGATATGGTGGTTTTATCCTTCTTCTTCTAGCACTGAAAATGACCGTTATGTGGTTTATAATTACGAACAACAAATTTGGTACTATGGAACACTAGCCCGTACTTGTTGGCTAGATAGAGGCGTGGAAACTTTTCCTATTGCTGCTTCTACGGATCATGCCTTGTATTATCACGAGTTAGGCACGGATGACGGAAGTACGATTCCGGCCTCTGGTATTACTGCGTTTATTGAAAGCAGTCAGATGGACATAGGAGATGGGGATCAGTTCGTTTTCTTGAGACGACTAATACCTGATATGACGTTTAGAGATAGTACAAATCAAACCCCTCAAGCGACAATGACTTTGAAAGCAAGGAATTATCCTGGTGGTGCGTACCTACAGACTAATAGTAAAACTGTAGAAAAAACAGCATCTGTTCCTGTAGAACAATTTACAGACCAAGTTAATGTAAGGCTTCGAGGGAGATCTTTTGCTTTTAAAATAGAAACTACTGACACAGGTATTGCTTGGAGGTTAGGTTCTCCTCGTGTGGAAATACAGTCTGACGGGATGCGTTAATGTCAAGAAATCTTGTTCTTCCTTTCTTTCCAGTTGCACCTAAAGAGTATGACCAACAGTATTTTGCAGAAATCGTTAGAGCTTTTTCTGTGTATCTTGAACAGATGCAAAACCCTGGAGAGGGACGTAATACATTCTCTGTGTTTACTAATTTACAAACGGACGATAGCGGATTAGAACCTGGGGCTATCTTTAACCATGATGGGTATGTTAGAGTTCCTTTAACCCATTCACCATATGTCCGAGGTTCTCAGTCCACGGGTCAAGTAGGAACAGTTACAGTGAGTATATCATGACAGATACAATTATTATAATGAGCGATGGTTCTAAGTGGAAACCTTCAACAAGTTCTGATACAGTACATTGTGTAAACTGTAATAACGCAGTGGACACACCAGAAGAAGTTTCAAGTTACCCGGAGGGTAAGTGTCCAGATTGTGGACAGAATTGGACGGGATCGGAGAAACGTAGTACAATGATAACTGTAACGGCTCCACAAGCTATATCAGGAGAAACATGATGGGTTTATTATCTGCAATCGGTGGTTTAGTTGGACTCGCATATGGTGGTCCGTTAGGCGCGGCCCTTGGTTCTGGGATCGGAACCCTTGCATCTGGTGGTGATATAGGGGACGCATTGAAGTCTGGAATCATGGGATACGGGATTGGTTCTCTACCTGGGGTTTCTGGTTTAGCAGCAAAAGGGGCAGGCGCATTAGGAATGCAGGGTCTCGCAGGTCAGTATGCAGCACAACAAACCGCACAACAAGCGGCCCTTGGAAAGATTGCTCCTGGTTTGATGAAAGCTACCGCCCCGATTGGAGACGCTATTTCTAAAATTGGAACAGGTATAACAGCAGGGGCAGGCGGGGCTCCTACAGCATCTTCTACTGTAGGCTCGGGATTGTTCGGTGGTGGCATGATGGACAACTTAATCCTAGCGGGATTGATTCAAGCAGGAGAGCCTAAACCAGTACCGTTAACACCATTGCAACAGAGACAAAGAGATACAGGGGAAAGAGCTCCTAATTATCAAGGTATTGCTGCTGCGGACACACGATTCATGAATGTTGGTGGAATGATTGCAGGACCGGGTACAGGCAAGAGCGATTCTATTCCCGCAGCGATTTATCAAAACGGTGGCAGGGTCCAAGAAGCACGGCTCTCGGACGGAGAGTTTGTTATGACGGCTGATGCGGTCAAAGGTGCAGGGGGCGGCAATCGAGCAAAGGGGGCCGCTGAGATGTACAAGATGATGAATAGGTTTGAGAGGAGCGCCTAATGGCAGACGTAATCACTCAACAGCAAATGCAATTGCTCCCGGAGTATCAGGAGCGATACCTAAAAGACCTTCTTGCTAACGTATATCGCACGGAACAGATTCCTGCTTTAGACGAAGAAGGGAACACGATTCCTGTTTTGGATGATGCAGGTAATCCCAAGCTTAATGAAGACGGTACTCCTGTTCTTCAGATGCAGTCAGTCCCTCGAGGGATTGCATCTATGTCCCCGCTCCTTGGACAACCTCAGTTTGATGACGATGGGAACCCTGTCTATCAAAGAGATCAATCAGGAAACCTGATCCTTGATGCTCGTGGTCAACCAATGCAAGAAGTTAAAGGTGGCGTTCCTCGACCTGATGTTATGCCTCTTACTCCTGCACAGCAGCAGGCTATAAAACTAGGGATAGAAGGTATAGGCGCATACGCTCCTTTAATGGAGGAAGCAAAGGGCGCATATGAATCTGGTGTTGGTACACTTGAGGATACGTTGGGTCGATATGATCCTCAAGGACAGATTGTTTATGGCTACGATGGCAAGCCTATTATGGACGTTGATCCAGAGACGGGCGCATCTACAGAACGTAGGGTCGGTGGGTACAAAGACTTTTACGATCCTTTTGTTGAAGAGGTAATTGATGTAACTCAAGCAGATATCCAACGTGCAGGCGACATAAATAAAATCGGAGAGAGGGCAAGAGCCGTTGGTGCAGGAGCCTTTGGTGGATCTCGACAGGCTGTAGCAGAACAAGAGTTACAAAGAGGAATTGAGCAACAGAAAGCCAGAACAGGAGCACAGCTACGATCTGCTGCATTTACTGGTGCACAGCAGCAAGCTCAATCTGCGTTCGAGAATCAGATGAAACGCGGTCAGTCAGGAGCACAGGTCTTCCAAGGGTTGGGAACTGCACAGGCAGGACTTGGTCAGTTAGCCCAGAGCCTTGGGTATCAAGACGTACAGAACCTGATGAATGTCGGTGGCATTGAGCAACAGCAAAGACAAGCTGAGTATGATGTGCAACGGCAAGCGGGAATAGAAAGCGCATATGAGCCTTTCCAACGATTTAGCTACATGGGGGACATCTTCCGTGGAGTACCATCTACACAGCAGACACTGACTATGGGATCTGCTCCACAACAGAATGTATTAGGAAGCACCATTGGTACAGCCATGGGTCTTGGTTCATATCAGCAACAATATGGCGGAGGGCAATCGATCCTCGGTAGCATGTTAAACAGGTAGGTGATCATGAGAAGCGAAGTCAATAACAGAAGGTTGTTTAAAAAAGCCACCCAAGCACGAGATAAACTACGTGAAATGGGCGGTATTGCAACGATGCCACAACCTCAAGTTATGGATCAAGCACCCAGACAACCTATGGCAGGCGGTATTATGGCCTCCTCTCCTGAGTTGATGCAAGCCTCTGCACTGCCACGTCCTGTTGTTCTTCCAAGAAGCAATCAACCTGCACCTATGCAAATGCCCATGGCCCAAGGTCAGGCACCCCTGCTCCCACCATCACAGCCCATCCCTAATATTGCAGGGATACAACAGATGAATCGGCCCATGGCCCAAGCACCTCGGCCCATGGCTAAACCCATGGCTCAGAAGCCTCCTGTTAAAAAACTTAAAGACGGTGGTCCTCCTATGGCAGGTAGCTATCAAGGGACACCTGTAATAGATTTTTCTAAAGCTTTTAAGTTTGGACAAAAGGCTGTGACTACAGAGGGAGCAGCAGAACTCGGGATTCAGCCAGATTTAGCGGCTCTTACGAAAAAAGATTTAGAGGGCAAGCCCGAAGATGTTTCTAAAGAAATAATTGAGTCGGAGCTTCCTGAAGAACAGAAGACAGGGGACACAAAGAAAGATCTTATAGCTGCTGCTACAACCCTTGGTATAGAAAGTGTTCCCGCAGAAGCTGAGATAGATGAGATAAACAAAGCTATTGCAGGAGCGAAACTAGGTGCTGCCTTAGCAGGGAACTACGTCAATCCAAACACAGGACAGGCAATCAGGCCGACAGCAGGGGCACGTATATCGTCCGCAGTAGCAGATAGTTTGATGGTTTCTCGTGATACCGAAACACGTAGGGCGAAACAAGAAGCAGATTTAGCAAAGGCTAATATTGCAGCTAACTCTAAGACAACAAAACTACCACCAAACTTAGATACACTTGTTAAAATCTTTGCAAAAAGAGCAGAGACCGAAGATATGTCTAAAGTTGCTGAAAACTTTAATGAACAGTATGGGGACAACACAGGTACTCAAATACTACAGTTTTTAAAAAGCGGTAGCTTTGATGCTCCTACAGGTGGTGGAGACAACGAGAAACCCAAGTCTCCTACCTACCCTCCTGGGACTATTATCAATCAAGGAGGAAATAAATTTCGTGCTGATGACAATGGAGTTCCTCAGTTAATAAAAGGAGAGTAACATGGCTGACAAACAACCAGTGTTTGATCCAAATGCTCCCTTTGAAGTCACTCTTCCTGATGAACCAGAAGAAAAAGGATCTTATCTCTCTGGGGATCAAGGACTTGTGCCTGATGTAGCAGAAGATATAGGCAAAGGTATATATTCTGGCGTCATATCTGTTCCACAAGGAATCTTGGAACTTGGTGCAATCGGAATAGACGGCGTTTTAAATACTAATACTGCGTCTGCTGTTACTGACGCCTTTGAATACATTAAACCAGAAATGGGTACAGCAGGAGACGTGACCGAAGATCTTGTAGCCTTTGGCGTAGGGTTCGTACCCGTCGTTGGATGGCTTGGTCGAGCAGGGCAAGCAGCAAAAGCTGTAAAGGCAGGTAAGACATTATCAAAAGCAGGAAGAACAAAATTTGGCAGGTCAGCGATAGATTTTGGATCGTCAAAGGTTGGTCAGACTCTTGTGGGTTCTCGTCCTGGGATGATTGGCTCAACTGCTGTAGGGGCATTGGGTTATAGTACAGCAGTTGCTAGTGATGGTCGAACAACCCTATCTGATAACTTTGAGATTTTCCCTGATGCCTTAGAGACAGAAGAAGATGCAGGTCTAACGGGTCGTCAAGAAGCAGCGCGTAGGTTTCGTAACAAGCTCCGTTCTGGTGTAGAAGATATGTTTTTAAGTGGTACGGTTGACACCGCTCTTACTGTTGGAGGAGCAGGAATACGAGCCGTTGGTAGAACTGAGACAGGAGCGAAAGCAGCACGGGTCGTTAGCCAAGCTCCTAGTAGGGTCGCAGAAGGTATGGCTAAAGGTTTCGATGCTATTGGCATGGGCGCAGTTAATGACAAGGCCAAAGGTGCAAGAGACTTGTTTCGAGAATACTTTACAGCGTCTGGTGGAGCAGATGTTAAACTGTATGAAACAGTTCAAGATGCTCGTGCCGTAGCTGACATGTCAGAACGTATGGGCGTAAAAGCAGCAGAGGACTTTGATAAAGCAAGCAAGAAGTTTTTGAAAGCCTCAAAGCTAAAAGATAAAACTCCCGTAGACGCACAGAAGGTACAAGCAGCACTTAACAAGTTTCTCTTGGGCAACCGCAAAGAGCTTGAAGCGATTGGTTCTGAGCAGATGATAAAGGCTGCGGACTCTATGATCGATGTTCGTGCTAATCTTCACGATGATATGATCAGGCAACTGCAAACAGAAATTGGAACTGACGCTAACGGTAAACTACTTACTCCTGATACCCCTGCAAAACAGAAAGCTGCTAAAGCACTAGAAGAGATGTTGCAGAATCAAAAGAATGAGGTTGGTTACTTACGTCGTCAGTTCAATCAATACATCAATCCGATAAACTTTTACAAAGGGCTAGATCTTTCTTCCAAAGAGTTTGACGAAGCGGTTGATGAAGTTGCAAACCTTATACCTATTCCAGAGGGAGGAGATATTACCAACCTTCGGGCGTTAGCCAAAGAAAGAGTTTTAGACACATTAGGTTTGTACACGACAACAGGTGTCTCTCCAGAAGTTGTGTTAAAGGACAAAATAAAACAAGTTACCAGAGAAGCCAAAGGAGGTAAAACAGGTCTTGTTGCAAGAGATCGTCCTGTTTTAACTGCCATGGATGATCTGTTTATAGCTCGTGAACCTTTAGTTGATAAGAGTCCTAAACTCCGAAAATTGAAAGGAGTGATGACAGATCCAATCGAGGTATACAAAAAAACCATATCCGATATGGCTCAAGCAAATGCAGCAGCCGATATGTATCGGGGGATGATTGATCAAGGTCTTGCTGTGGATGCAGTTGAGGGAATGAAACGTTTAAATCAAGGGGGTCGCCCTGCAATCATAGACCTGCCTGATCCACTTCGTATGACGGATGACCAATACCAGAAAGCCATGGAGCCTTTTAGGGAGATTGTCAGACAACGAGGCACACCAGGAACAGAAATATTAGACGATGCAGGAAACGTAAAATATACAACAAACGCTGCGGAAGATTTATTGGAACAATACCGTGCAGATCTAATAAACTTAAAAGGATACAAAGCTCTTGGAGATAGTCGGGACATCCAACATGTATTTGGTGGTGCCTATGGTGATTTGACAGGGAGATTGGTTTCTCCAGAAACATATGGTGCTATTACTGCTCCGTTGAAGTTTGGAAGCAATACTGTGTTGGGTGAGGCCGCAGGGATATTGTCTCAACTTCGTTCTTTGTCTCAGAAGATGACAATCGTACCAAATCCTGGAGCACAGGTTAGAAACATTGCAGGTAACTTTTTGATGCTTGGGGCCAATGCTAATTTAGGTCGGCAAACAGATTTCAGTGACATGTTTAAGGTTCTTACTGCTAGTGTTGCAGACCTCGATGAAGCAGGACTCACTCGTTTAGCAAAGAAGATATCTTTGTCTGGTGTTGAGGACACCAGTTTAGTTGTTCGAGCGTTAAGAGAATTTGGAAAAGCAGGAGAAGATCTCACAAGCAATACCATGAAGGTTGCTAAGACCATTGATGTATGGACGGATAAGATTCCCTTCATGCAGACTTTTGAAAAAGTATACGGTGAGTCAGACACCTTCTTCAAGGGTCTTGCTCTTCTTGGAGAAGAGAAAAAAATCTTAAACGCATTCAAAGCAGCAAAGTTAGATCCTAGTGATGATCGTATTTACCAGGCGTTAATGGATGCAGGTCTTGCGAAACGATACAAAAGTGCAGTCACGGAGTTTGGAGATGCGTCCTCAGACCTACTGCCCTACGAGGTTATGGCAGCAGACGCGGTAAAAGACACGATGCCAATATATCCTCGTATTGGTAAAGCAGTAAGAGCATTGGATGTTTTTCCTTTAATTGGTAACTTTACCTCTTTTGCCTCAGAAAACATTCGTAACTCTGCTAATATTTTAGGTCGTGGATTAAAAGAAATGTCTTTTACAATCCCGCCAGAACTTAGACGAGAGATAGGAGAAGAAGCAGCCTCCGCATTTGAAAGACAGATAAGAGGTGAGGGTGCACAACGATTGATGTCTTACACATCAGTGGCAACCATCGGTCCTTCTCAAGCAGTAAAAGCTTCCATGTATGCGACTGGTACAACACAAGAACAATACGATGCCATGAAGAGTCAGTTGCCTCGTTACATGGACGGACATCAGTTAATCATGTTGTCCAATGATCAAAAAGGTAAGATGGACTACATCGATTTAAGTTATGTAAGTCCTTACGCTTTTGTTCTTGATCCTGCGAGAGCAGCCTTAGAAATATATGGGCGAGAGGGAAAACTAGACAAGAGTCAGATCGAACGCATTGGGTCAGGAGCCTTACGTGGATTGACTATGTTTGCAGAACCGTTTGGCGAGGAGTCTTTGATTTACGAAAGACTTAGAGATGTACTTCCCTCCAAAGATGCTCCACTTCTATCCATTGTTGGTCGTGGTGGTAAAACACAAGATGGTGTGCCTGTGTATAACAGTACCGATTCTATTGGAGATAAAATTGATAAGGCTACGGGCCATTTATTAAACGGTATTATACCTGCATACGCTCAATTAATTGGTGAAGTTGACAGACCTTTTTCTGTGACCACACCACGAGAAATACTCAACCAAGGTCGTGTGCTTCGATCAATCACAGGTGCACCTGGGGGTCGAGGAGAAGAGTACAAACCTTTTAAAGAAGGAGCACGTTTAGTCACGGGTTTTACACCTATGACCTTGGACATTCGTAATGATTTTGCGTTCGCAGGAAAAGCTTATACGCCCCGTCGTACAGAAACAAAAAGTGCTGCTCAAAGAGACATGAAAAAAGGCAACCTCACAATGGGGGATATGCTTACTTCTTGGGACACTTATCTAGACAACTTATATCGTGAGCAAAGTAATCTGTATCAAGACATCGAAGCTGCTAGAAAGTTAATGCCCGGATTAAGTAAGTCCAGACAAGACACAATAATTCGTCAGAATTTAACAAAGGGTGCAAAGTTAGGTAAGGCGGAAGCTAATGCTATAATGAACGGTGAGTTCTGGCCCACGGACGCAAGTAAAGAGTTGTGGAAAGATCTTATTGCTGCAAGAAAGGCAGAGGGCCGCACGTTCGTAACAGACATGTCTGACTTTTCTCCTTTTAACCAACGGTCAAGGGACCGTAGGCGACAGTCTTTGTCTCTTGATTCCCCAGATGAAGCACCTCGGGCTACGGTTCCTATTGTACCTACATTTGATCCTTCTCAACCGTTTACGATTGAACCCCCCTCTCCCGTTCCGTCAGTGGCACCAACTTTTAATCCGTCGATGCCTTTCACAATAGAAACTCCTGCGGCTCCACCTGTTTCCGCTCCTTCGGCTCAAGTAGATCCCACACTTCTAGGTGGGGATCCCGCAACACAAGCTCTGGCTAAGTCTCTAGGAAGAGTATAGATCTTCTTCTTGCTTCGGATAATAAACTAAAACAAGAGACTTACAGTCTGGACAAGAGAGATTTGTTTCCATGATGTATTCTTCTGAGTAATCATCACAGTCATTATCTCCTCCCCATATCAAGGGAGCTTCACAGTGCCAACAATTCATCCTTTGATACCTCCCCAGTCATCAGCGTACTCTTCGTCTACTTTAGAGGGGACTTTCAAGACATCCGACAACCCGCTTTCCATTATGTCCTTGATGCGTCGTGCTTGATCGTCGCCCTCTACTGAGAAGCATAACTCATCGTGCACCGTGAGCAAAGGAATTAAGCCCTCCTTATAGCAATCGAGCATAGCTTTCTTGGTCTGGTCGGCTGCTGAACCTTGGATCAGTTTGTTTAACGCCTTGTAAGTAAACGCTCTTTTCAGTCGATTGACACCGCCATACTTTTTATTCGCCTCTTCTAACGTCAACGGTTGGTTGTAACCAAAACCTTTTGGCTCCCACTTATCAAACCGACACACCCTTCCAAGCAGTGTTCGTATCTGACCAAACTCCTCGGCTCTTTGACTAGCAACCTTTGCCAGTTGTCGAACGAACGGAACCTTTTGCTCGTGCGTTGTCAGTAGCATTGCTGCTTCGTTCTCAGAGATCCCTAGCTGCGCGGCTAGTTTACCTTTGCCCATGCCATACATAATCCCAAGGTTTACCACTTTGGCCTCCTTACGATTGATCCCTGCAATGTCTGCTACCATCTGGTGCAGATCAACATCTCCTTTGTGATACTCCTCGACAATCGTATCGACAATCGGGTGCCGCATAGCATCAGGCATAGACGAAGCAAAGTGCACCAAGAGCCTTGGTTCTTGGCTCGAGTAATCAAATGATCCCCACTTGGTCCCTTCTTCTGGCAAGAACAGCCCACGAATCATGGTCTTGATGTCTGGGTCTCGTGCAGGAATCTGCTGTAGGTTCGGGTTCGAGGATGAAAACCTTCCTGTGACCGTACCGCCATCGTCATTCCGCAACTGGTGAAACTCTGTATAGATGCGTCCCTTGTGTTCATGCCTAAGTATCGACTCCACAAACGTACCACTGGCTTTGTCAAACTCGCGCAGCTTCACGATCATCTGTGCTACTTCATGTGGATGTGCACTAAGATACTGCTTAGTAAAAGAGGGCACAGGTTTCTCTGACTCTGTCATGGGGTAGCTAAGATCCAAAGCTTCAAACACTTTCGCTACAGATGCACTGGCCCATGGTTCTAGGTCCACACTGGTACGACGTTTGATCTCGTCCTTCAGTTCTTGGACCTTGATCCCTAGCTCCTTCTTCACACGATCCGCTTTGTCCAAATCCACACGGACTCCGTTGCTCCGCATTTTAACCATAAGAGGTATCAGGCTAGTCTCCAGATTAAAGATGTGGTGAAGATCCTGTTCGTTGATTGCACTCTTCATACGATCCCACAATCGTAACGTTAACGAAGCGTCCTGTTCTGCGTAGTCACCCACATATTTTGCAGGTAGCCGCCACATCTCACCCTTTGGATCAACTCCCCAGTCTTTGGCTGCTGCACGTAAGACTCTCTCGCTCTTGCGTTCTCCTACATAATCCTTGCCCAAGTTGTTCAAGCTATACGAAAACCTGTTCTCGTCCACGAGAGGCGCGGCTATCATCGTATCGATGATTGGACCTTGGACCTCGATCCCTTCTGCCAATAACCAACCGACATCATACGTGGCGTTGTGGAATAGCTTACTGACATTCGGTGTAGCCATCTGTTTCTTGAGCCACTTGAGAGTAAACTTCGGGTCCATGTTCTGCCCATGCTCATGGCGAATAGGAAAGTACCAAGTCTGATCCCCCGCAGCGACTGCAATCCCCACGATAAAACCATCCTTGCGAGGCCATCCTGGGCCCATGCTCATGAGGTTCGGGTCTCTTGTCTCCAAGTCTACAGCAATCGTTTTGTATTGCGTTAGGTCTGGGTAATCCGCAGGACAACTCCAATCTGGTTCGGGATTGTCCATCTCCATGCGTTCCAAGAACGCTATTGTTTTTTTGTCTGCTCTACTTCTTGCCATCTAACATGCTCCGCTAGTTCTGCGATTAGTGCTGTGAAATGATCTGGATGGATCTTGGCTATTACCTCGCCATTCTCCCAGACATACAGCCCATCGTCTCTTACTGCCCAATAAAAATCCCACCTAGAACTCATACTTATATCTCCCCGGTGGGTCGATAATATGTAGGCTTTGTTTTGATCTTGTTATCCCTACATACATACAACGGTGCTCGTCATCAGGAGTCTTCGTATTACTAAGATCACAGATCGGAGGTACAGAAGTATATACCGCACAGTTGTCATCTTCTCCACCTTTCATACTGTGAAAGGTTGATAATTTAATACGAGGCTTTGAGGTAACGTCCTCACCCCTGCGGACCAACGCTTCTATATACAATCTTTCTTCGTCTCCGAACCTTGCAACATCGAACGCATCTCGTCCCTTCTCTGCCACCATACCATACTGATCTATGAGATCATCCCATGTCAGACACGCATCAGGTGCAGCAGCATCGAGGAGCTTTGCAGACCCATGCTTTACAACCTTGTCATCTCCACGTTTCTTGACGTGCTTGTACAGTTCTCGAACCAAACCTATCTCGACACCCTCACCACCCTGTAGCCTGTTCCATACTTCCATAGCCTGTGCAGCCTTTTGGTTCACACTGCTGTGGCCCTTGAAAGAATACAGGTATCCTTGTTCTTGCAAACGATCTCCCCACAATCGAACCAAGTTGTTTGTTCGAGCCATCAAGGTCCATGAACCTCGCTCTAAGTCCAGTTCATCTGGATGGTAGTGCCAACCTATCTCTCCCTCTTCCTCTGTCGGATGGAAGATCTTTTCTCTACGGAGCCCGATACGCTTGACGACATCCTGTGATAACGTGTGGACTTTCTGTGGCATACGAAAGCTCTGGGAAAGAACACGAACATTGCTCGAGCACTCTAAGAAGTATCTAATGTCTACGCCTGTCCATCTGTGTATAGCCTGATCATCATCCCCTGCGATAATCACACGATCCGCATTGGGTGCAATCATCCTGACCATCTCCCACTGCAATGGTGTGAGGTCTTGTGCCTCGTCGATAATCAAGAGCTCTAGATGTGGAGGGTTGCCAGATTGTATGTACACCTCGATCTGATCCACGAAATCAATCTTATTCATCTTTGACTTGTATAAAGCGAACTCCTTCTGAACTCGTCGCAAGATGTTAAAGTCCTTGCTCCAGTCTTCTGTCTCATTAAACTCTGTCTCGACTGGGATCATGCGATACCTCGCTCGATCAATCATACGGATGTAAGCGTCTCCCTTTTGGAACTCCTGTTCTGGAGGAAGCAAAACACCATCGTCAGGATTAACACGACTAGCTCCAGAGAACGTCATGCCCACCTCTCTACCAAGAACGCCCCAGTCTTCAGAGGCCATCATGTCCTCGGAACTTGCTCCTATACCGTTGAAGCCCCACGAGTGTAGAGTACGAAACCATGGCAGTTGCTTCTGGTCTAATCCAAACTGTGAGCAGGCTCGTTCTATAGCCTCATGGATAGCCTTTTTGGTAAAGGACACATAACCAATGCGGTCAGGCGCTATCCCCTTTGCAAGAGCTTCCTCGACCTCCTTAATCAAGGTGTAGGTCTTGCCTGTTCCCGGTGGACCAAAGATTAATTCGGAATTAGGAATCATCTTTTTGCACACCCTTCGGACGAGCATGGAGCCAGTTCAATACGTCAGTCTCATACCAACGAACTGCACTACGCTTACCGTCTTCTTGTCCCAGAACCACAGGTTCGGGAAACTTCCCCTCATCGACCCACCTATAGACAGTGGCTCTCGAGATACTCAATAAAGAACAAACTTCTTTGAGCCTCATTAACTGCGGATTATCCGCATCAGAATGGGATATCATATTTTTCTCCTTTGATATCGATATCTACGTCTAAGTTTTCAAACACAGGAACCCACCAGACCCTCGTGGTGCTACGTTTACCATCTTCTTTGGTGTAGTTGAGTTTCCCATGACACTCCTGCCCCTCGTTCAAACGCTGAATGTGCTCTTGTATTCTCCCAGTTGTAAAGTGAGTGAAATCATTGTTGCGTAAGAACTTCTCCAATGCATCGATACGAAACATTGTCTTCCCCTTGTCCGTCCATGGCTTACCAGACAGAACTTCTTCTGGTGCCACGGCCCTGATGTGGCTTGTGCAGAATTTACGCAGCAGGTTTTGGAACTGCCCTGCCCTTGTAAGCTCTGGTGCTACTTCCTGTTTCGTTGCTGTGTTTAACATGCTGTTGATTAACTGTTGCCAGTCCATACGCTTCGGAACTGGAGGCATCATATCCAACTGCTCCATACATGCCTTTTGCCACAGCGTAGGGTTTTGTAGTTGATCCGTTGAAAGCGTTAGGCTTTTCCCTTCCACGCTCATAAAATAAAGTCTGGGTTCGGAGAGCATGATAGTAATACCGCTTATCTGTGCTTGATCCTCAGTGCTCGAACCTATGCCAAACTTCTGCATCTTACACTTAGCCTTGTTGCAGTAGTCCCTCAAAGGAGTTTGATTGCACTGGTAGAAGTAGCCATCCTTTTTCTTCAGCGACTTCTGTTGATCGACAATCTCCTTCGATCCCAACGGTGGATCACAGAGCAGCCTGTTGTATTCTTCATGGTGCTCCTCCCAATCGTCAGGCCATTTGTTCTTACAGTACACACCTATGTTAAACATAAGAATGTTTCGATTGTCTGTAATCTTGCCCATGGATGCGAGGATCTGCAAACAAACAGGACCATCCTCAAAGTATTCTCGAGACCCACTGAAATCTATTTCTTGAACAGTAGCCATCGAAACTTTAATCTTCTCCGCCAGATCCAAGAACTCTTCTACCTCGAGAGCTTCCATCTTCTCATTGTACGCATATCTAGTAGGCATCTCAGATTTAAAATATGGAATGTTAATCCCATTGCCCACTTCCCCATCCTTGTCGTTTATTATCTCCTGTGCAGGAAACAATTCTCCTGATCCGCTGAAGCCCAACGCTGACCGCATCTCTGTCAAAGATTCTCGAACCAAGGCACAGGATTCCCAGTCTTGCAGAAACAAATACAAATGTGCACCGCCTGACTTGGATCGACAATGGACAAGCGGTAACTTCAACCTGCGTATGTTAGCCTGTAAGGACTTGTGGTCTAGGTCATACACATCGATATCAATCACACCAAACTTACAGACATTTCCAGAAGCAATAGGCACGATACCTACACCACTGTCTCCATCTAGATGTTGCTGCACTATGTTCTCTGTGACCTGACCATGCACAGTTCTATACTCTGCTTCAGTCTTGCCCTTGTGACCTCTGCCCTTGACCATAGTAACAAGATATCCTGCACTCGATCCCTCGAACACTGACATCATTCTTGTAGCTACTGACATTATAAACTCCCAATCAAAAAAAGGGTGGCGATAATAGGAGTAACCGCCACCCTCATGTTACTTAAAACGGTATGTCGTTGTCTTGATCATGCGAGGATTGGGACTCGTTATGATCTGGATCTTTTACCGCTTTGACTTCACCCGCCGCGACACTGTCACGAAAGGCTTTGGCTTCAAGCAACACATCTCTGTTATCAAGTAGACCTACCTTTGCAATCTGGTAGTTGGCCCACGTACCTTGGTCATTGCTTTCCTCAGTAGTTGTTAACTTCCAAGAGGTGGCAAACACAGGAGGAGTAATAAGCTTCTCCGTCTTGGGATGCGGTATCTTCTGCATAGCAATCTGTGTCTTCCATCTACGGCTGACCTTGAGTTGCGTGGACTTCATGTCCACAACAACTGGTTGAAACGAACCATCAGAACTAAGCAGCAGACAATAGTGTTGGTCAGACTTAACCAACTCATTACCTGTTGGCAGTATCTCCTTTGAACCCTGTCGCTCTGCTCGTGTAAGCATTGGATCGTTGGCTGCAATCTCGCCACGAAACCCACCGCCTTGTTCACGAGGGATGAACTCGAGATACTTTGTAGTCTGGAAACAAGGGACGAGAGTAACGCCCTCTTCTCCTTCAAAGTATTCGTTCGTTACCGTATTGTACATGTCACCAGAAGAGATACCTTCGATATGCTCTGGTTTCTTTTTGTTAAGCTGTGGCGACAATGCCTGTGCGATACGCAAGAACGGTATTTGCATTTCACTACTGTCAAATACTGCACCCTCCCCTGCGAAATCTAAGATATCATCCATTACGTTTGTGCTTACTTCCACACCTTTTGCTTTTGCAACTGCGTTAGCCATTATGCTTTCCTCCGAATTTGTGCTGCGTTTGCGATAAATGCCCCGAACATATCGAGATCGATTGGTTTACCATCTGTCACACGTTCTTTTATAAACGCCTTGAGTGTCGATGGATGAACATGTGTCTTGGTCTTTGGATCAAAGCCACGGTCTTTCAACATGCCAACTACATCTCCTGCCATGTTGTCTTCGCCTTTGCCAAACGAACAAGTGACATCGTTCTTTATGATGTCGTCCAATCCTTTATCACGCAACCATGCGAAAGCTTCTTCCTTGCGATCCTGTGGGATAGAAGCATGGACCATCATCTTACGCTCGACGGTCAATCCGTCTACGTCTATCCGTTCCATACCCATCTCATCCATAAGAGCAGGGATATTCTCAATGGAAAGCTTGTGCTTCTCAGCCTTTAAACTTTTCATATGAGTTTCCGCATCCTCGATTTGCTTCTCGATGTTGCGGAGTGAGCGAACAAGATCACTTAATTGTTTTCCTGTGCCGCTATCGACTTTGGTAAGTGCCTCACCATCATCGAAGTAGTCTTCAAATAAATCACTCATAAGTTTTTTTCCTCTTCAGGGTTGAATTATGAACCACCATGGTCCACATATAAGACTATATAAGGAGCGTGAGATGAATTACAAGTATAAATTTAAAACAAAACCATATAAACATCAAAATACTGCTTTGGACTTAGCGGGACAAAGACCGTCGTTTGGTTTTTTTATGGAGATGGGAACAGGTAAATCGAAAGTACTGATTGATAACATGGGTATGCTTTACGCAGCCGGACTGATTAATTTTGCTCTGATCATTGCACCAAAAGGTGTGTATCGAAACTGGGTAGCCAAAGAAATACCAGAGCATATGTCAGGTGATGTACCGCATCGAGTGATTCGGTGGGTCAGTGGACCCAACAAGAAACAACAGGAGGAGATGCGCTCCGTGAAAGACAAGTTCGATGGGCTTACCATCTTTGTCATGAACGTCGAAGCTTTCTCTACATTAAAAGGTAAACAAGGAGGCGAGTGGTTGGGTCGTGCATTTGGGGCCAATGGCCTGATTGCTATCGATGAAGCAACCACTATAAAAAATAATACAGCCAAACGCACAAAGAATTTATGCAAAATATCTCAAGTTTTCAAGTTCAAAAGGTTGTTGACTGGGTCTCCGATAACAAAAAGTCCGCTCGATATATATGCACAGGCAGATTTCTTACAGCACGGTATTCTAGGATACGATTCCTATTACGCTTTTCAAAACAGATACGCAGTCATGTTCAAACAAAAGATGGGAGCCAAGTCTTTTAATCAGATCGTTGGCTATCGAAACATCGAGGAGCTCACGAAAAAGATCGACGGGTTCAGCTATCGAGTGCTCAAAAAAGAATGCCTCGATCTCCCAGAAAAAGTTTACTCTGTTCGATACGTCGAGATGACCAAAGAACAGAAAGCCATGTACGAATCGATCCGAAAACATGCACTCGTCATGCTCGAGGATGGAGAAATGACCACGGCCCCTGCTGTAATCACACAGCTTCTGCGTATGCAGCAGATATTATCAGGGCATCTGAAGACAGACGATGGAGAGATGGTAACGTTTCCCTCCCTGCGGACCAACGCCCTTAAAGATATTCTCGAGGAGCACGATGGCAAAGCCATAATATGGAGCCGCTTCCGTCACGACATCAAAACAATCACAGATATGTTAAACAAAGAGTTCGGAGAAGGATCCGCTGCTGCTTACTTCGGAGATACATCCGACGATGTCAGACAATCAATCATCGAGAACTTTCAAGACCCGTCCTCGAACCTTCGGTTCTTTGTCGGCAACCCTGCAACCGCAGGCTATGGTCTAACATTGACCGAAGCAAACCTCGTGGTGTACTATGCGAATGACTTTAACCTCGAAACTCGGATCCAGTCTGAGGATCGAGCCCACAGGATTGGACAAAAGAGTAACGTGACATACATCGATCTTATAACTGATGGCACTATCGACGAGAAGATCGTGCGATCCTTGCAAGCAAAGATCGAGTTAGGTGCAAAGGTTCTTGGTGAGGAAGTAAAACAATGGCTGACTTTGACCCCAAAATAACTAAGCTGCTCGAGGAAAGATGTGTTGGATACGCATCTGAGAAAACAGCAGCAAAAGAAATAGCAGAGATAACCGGGCTTAACCTGGATGTCGCCAGGGCTTTCTCCAGGGGATGGTCTGCCCTGCGGCCCCACGAAGTCAGGGGATACAGAAAAGATATCCCTAGAAAAAAGTTGACCAAAAATAAATAATTATTAAACTGATTGTACCTGTAGTGGATTATGCTCCATATATATCCACTTGATGCCTCGGTAAACTAAGGGGACCAAAACTGGTCCCCATTTTTTTAGATCTTAACTCCGTTCATTCTAAGCTTAGAAACAAACTCTTTTAATTCCTCTCGAGCATAAAACAAATCTTGTTGTACGTTAGGTCGAGCATCATATCGGTATCGTTCTGTCTCGAGGTTATCCACCTGTTGTTTTAGAAAACGGTATTCAAACTTATGTGCAGGGCTTAACGATTCATCCCCCATTGTCTACGTTCTCCTCTTGATGTTCTTTTTCCCAAGGAGGTTGGGACAGGCTTACATCTTCCTTGTTTATGTTAGCCATCCGACGTTTGTATCCCATCCATTCCTTCTCTGCCTCAGTCCACTTCTTATTTGTTCTGTCTTTCATGGTCTCACCTTTGGTTTAACAAGTTTGTTGGACGCAACCTGAGTGCCCTTGCAATGTATCAACACCGAATCATGTTGGTTTTCCATGATGGCATACATAGCCTCCTTATTGTAACTACAAGCATCGTAACTCGGAAACAAAATATTGTGCGTTGTTTGTTCGCCTTGAACAAAATAAGTTAGTACCATGAAGGTGAAGTATTTAATCATTCCAATCCTATCCTTTCCTCAAATATCATTACGTCAGTACTCCCGCACTTAACGCATGGTTGAGTTTTTGTTTCTTCTAATTGATCCAGTGACATTGGATATCGAGCCGGACTCCACATCCATCCACATAAACCACAGTGCAAGTTAAGTTGACTTACTCGCCTCTCGCCCTGCGGCCTCACGCCTAAGAACTTTGCAGCTATCGGACCACCTCCCATACGCCCTCGGCCCCTGCATCTACATTCGTATCACGAATTAATCCTTTGTTATGCAGTGCCGATAGTTGTGGTCGAATGATCGAGAGCTTTATACCCATGCGATCCGATAGCTGTCTCGCGGTCCCCTGACCTCGCTCCAACTCACCAAGGATTTGTTCCTTGCGTGTCAGCTTCTGATTAGTTTGCTGCTTATTAGTTAATCGTTTCCAAAACTCCTTGATCATCAGATACTCCTTTCCATTCTATGTATAGATCTTTAATCAATCGCTTAGTCATGTATCGCAGTGCCCTGTTGTGAGCATGTCCATCCGTCTCAACTCTCTCACGCTCCATGAGCTTTCGAGTGTCATAAACTTTTCTATATGGACCTGCTTTTTCTTCTTTGCCTTGAGCTTTCAACAAGCTGTCTCCGATTGTCCAGAATACAGCGTGTCTTGAGGGATTGTAGCCATGCAGTATAGCCATGTCTTTGTTAGAGTGTTTGCGTTGACGCTCACCCTCAACCACGGCAAGACCTGCACGTTTGTAAATACCATCAAGTTCCTTATCATAGGCCATGAAATCGCCTATCTCTCCGACAGTGGCTGCAAGACCAAGATGCCCGAAACCTTTTACTTTGTCTACAAAAGTCGAAACAGGTAACGTCTTGGCATAGTTAGCTAATTGTTTTTCAAGACGCTTACGCTCTTGCAGTATTGGCTTACGTGCCTCGAACAACGCATTGAACTGAGAGTATTCAAGCAACGTAGATTGACCAGTGCTTAGTTCTTTATAGAACTTGTCTCCTTCTTTCTTGTCACCGTCTCGTAGGGAACGGCACATGGCTTTGATTTGCAACACCAGTTTGGTGTCGGCTCGTACCATGTTCTGGCGGTCACGCCAGTAGTAGTTTATTTGTGCTATAGTCGGGTCTTCATATCTTGTATCCATATTGGATCTCCTTGGTTGAGAGGCGTGTGATCCTTGACATTTCTGCGAGTGATGTTTGACCTCTCGTGAATAAGTGGGAGCGATCATAGATGGGCATTGCTGCGTGGTAACAAAGGCTCCCGTAAACTGGTGGGGAGGATGGGCCTCGTCTGGCATTGCTGCGATCTACTGGTGTCCCTCCCCTAACTGGTGGAGGCGGTGTCGGTGTGACACTCTTGTGGCGGATTTTTGGCCTCCGTAAAACTAATCGGGAAGGGCAATTCGGCATTGGCATTTCTGCGTGCATAGTCTGACCCTCCCCTAACTGGTGGGAGCGCACTAAGTGTGACATTGCTGTGCCATGACTTTGGCTCCCGTAAACTAATCGAGGAGGGTGTGCACAGGATGGCACCTCTGAGACGGATTTGTGACCCTTCCCTAACTGGTGGGAGCGGTCCTCCATAGGCATTACTGCGCAGTCATGACGGCTCCCATAAACTGATCGGGAAGGGTGCGTTTCTACGGGCATTTCTGCGGATATGCAAAGACCCTCCCCTAACTGGTGGGAGCGATCTTCGTATGGCATCTCTGCGCTGACACGCTGGCTCCCATGACTAATCATTTGTTCAATATCTCCTCGTAAGCTTGCTCCACCTCTACTGGTGTCCAAACATCCTTGACCACTGCATCGTCTTTTTTAAGACGCTTCTGTATCGAGGACCAAAAACTCTGTTGGTGCGTATGATGCTGCGCCCTAGACTTCTCAAACGATATAGCCTTATCCAAGTCCTGACGAGTTGCCTCCCCAAGCTTCACACCTGTCTCAGGCAACCTGAGTGTCTCAAACAAATCTTTCGCATACGTCTTCATCGTATTCTTACGCGATACATTCGGTGTCGATTTCTCTCCCTTGCTCAGAACGTGCTTCTTGAACAAATGACGATCCAACGTAGGACGAACGACTGTGTCCCAATGTGCGATCTTCTCCAAGTATCGAGCCGTTGCTTCCGTCCGCAACGCTTCATCTGTCTTGAGCATCTCAAGATACCTGTCCTTGGCTTCGGTTGCATTGGCAGCATCTGCCCACGCTCTCTCCACCGCTAAACGTACTAAACTAATTCTCTGGTTCATTACTCACCTCCTTTAATTTTACTGGTTCACTATAGATGTCAGCTATTTCGACATCCTCTTCTCTCGCACCCACAAGGAGCGAGAACTCTCTTCGAGCCTCTTTGATTGCATCCTCTAAACTAGAGGCTTGCTCAACTGTAATGCTCCTGCTGACCATGCCCTCGCACACTATCTCATATGTCTTCACCGATTATCTCCTTGTAATCGATGCGTACATTTACGCCCAAGTTGTAGATACATTCGCGTTTGAACTCTTCCAAAGCTTTGTGCATATACTTCATATCTGCAATCTCTGGTTTTTTAGGATCATGTAAGTTTATGATGTCCTCAATCCTGTCGATCACATAGTGCATACATACCCTGTTATCCATCCTTCGATCCCTTCAAGTCTGCAATCGAGAACGTAAGTTCTCCCTTCTTCTCCAAGTGCTCGGCCTCGTTTGCTGCATCCGAAAGTGCCTCCGTCAATAAATACAATAAGTCCAAGTCCTCATTCTTAATCCGCATCTGCTCCATCTCAGGCATGTGGCATTTAACCCTGTGCTCCCCATCCTTGTATACAATGCAAACAGAATTAATCGCCCTCTTCAAATCTCTCCTGTTTACAATCCTTCCTTCTTCCGTCATTATTCTTCCTCCATAAATCCAGTGCCACCGCACTCCTCACAGTCCACACGTTTAGTATCCAGATATCCAACGTCCCTGTCAAAGTTTTGTGGTCGAACAAACTCCGCCTCAACCCATCCAACTCCGTCACAGTCTTCACATACCTCGGCCCTCGGACCTTGGTGCTTGTTGTAAAATACCTTGTCGAATATCTCGCTCAACATAATCTCTATCGGATCAACGCTAGGCATCTTCATGTTCATCCTCCCCAGTAAAATCACAGGTGATTGTCATCTCCATTCCCCAGTTGTCAGAGGGGGTAAGAGTAAAAGCCATTTTATCAGCAGCCTCCCAACACATGGCAACAAAAGCCTCAGTGGTGGTAAACCCTTCACTATCAGACGGAACAGTTAACTCTCCCAAAGGAACTTTGTTCTCGTCCCAAAGTTTAATCTTCGCTTCAAGCATCAAGCTTCCTCCTCGTCTTCACATTCCTCATCCTCTGGCTCCCAACTATGGTTCTTGCCATTGGCGTACATGCCCTCGAACTGACCGCACTCATCCTGATAGTCAGCTTTTACCTCAACACCCAAAGCAACCAACTTATTCCACACGTTCAACGGTGGCCCCCATGCAGTCCAACAATTGAAATTAAACCATGCAGTGCAATCCATATCGTATTCGTGATCCCCATCCGTCTCGAGATCGCCATGCACATCAACCTCACAAACATCCCATTTGGTATCCCAATTATCGTACCTCCAATCATACCACTGCGGACTACTGGTCTCGAAACCATACTTGTTGCTCGTAATATCTGGCGCAGCCCACAACTCAAATGGCATAGGTACAACCACATCACAGAAACGACCATTCTCTTTTAACTCTGCATATAATTGTCGGACCAGTTTGCTCGGCCCCTTGATAGATACTTGTTGATAGCAATGATTAGGCATTTAATTCATCCTCCATGTCATAAATTCTTGTTACAATTGAGCTCAATGCGCCCCCTAAATATTCCTTCGGACAGTTCAACACTACATCTTTCACATCATATCGATTAAGTGCTGCGGCCTCACGAACTTCCCTGTTTCCCGAACAACTCTGTCCATGTGTCTCGGGCTTCTCGCCTTCTAATTCATTCTTCTTGATCAAGTCAGGGATGTTACTTGGCACACCTCCAACACTCTTGTTATTCAGAAAAGATAAAAGGTTTGATTTGTCAGTAGGTACATCGACCTCGCTCCAGTCCTTCCCGAACTCACGCTTCGCATCTGCTTGCGTCCCGACCCACGAACCTTGGTTGTTTGTGTATAATCTCATGATCCCTCCTCACTCGACAAAATGTAAATTAAAAGAATAATACGGCTCAACATACCAATCAGGATTGTCGATAACATCAGAGGCACGGATAGCCCATTCAAACGGCCCTCCCTCTAGGCTTACGCACCAGTACTTTCCATAGCCTCTGTCATCTTGCTGCTCTGGTGTCCAAATGTGACACTCAGTCTTAGGGTCCATCCCTATGTCCTCGCACCACTTACATAGCGCCTTGTGCAAAGACTTTGCCGCCCCTGCCTTGGTCTTGTATGCCTTGGGATCCCAGTCCAAAACCATCGATCCCTCCTCCCAACAATTTATAATAAGTTTCTTACCCATCTCGATTATGTATCTCCTCTACTGTGTCATAAGCCAACTTAGTCGCATCCTCGCCATTCCACTCAACCTCCATGTCAGTAGAACCAAAGTCCGCATCATACCTCACCATCTCCTCTATTGCCTCGACAAACGAACCTTGGTCCTCGATCAAGAATGGCTCCATGCCGCTGTCAGTTTCAAACCATCCCTCAAGCATCTTCTAGCTCCTCCTCATCAATGATCCCATCAAGACAAGCCAATGCAGAAGTCACCAAACAAGCATACGCAAGACGGCAAGCAATAGCTCCAAACGTATCGCCCTTTTGTGAGATGCCTCCTATGTCATCCAGATAATCCTCGCCACAAGTAGTGTCGTTAGCAGCACAGAAATCTATCGCCTTGCCATAGTAGATCGATAGCTCATGTCCGTCGCACGTATCATGAATGAAATCGATTGCCGCATCTCGGTCCTTGGTTTCTTGCCACGCCTCGTCTGCGATCTCGTAAGCTTCTTCTGATAAACTGTAAGACATTCTCAATCTCCTTATGTTGTCTCATATAGTACCATATAATATCATCTGTCATTATTACAAGAGGTGGAGCAAAAATAATTTAATTTTCTTTAGTAGGGGATTTGCCCCCTCTTATGTTTTTTTATTTTTTTAAAAACACGTTTTGACCGTACTCAACGTACTCAATCCTGAAAAAGCATTTAAAAACAAAAGGATAACCCTATTGGACACCGTACTCAGTGATGTACTCAGAGTACACTTGACCGTAATCAATTGCTCTAATTGCCTCGATCAAGCCATCAATAAAAATAAAAAAATAACTTTTTGCAGTGTTAGGGGGTGTTTTCCCTTTATAGACAAATCAAAATTAATCGGTGTATGTTCGTAAAAAACACAGGAGAATATTGTATGCCAAGTATTAAGGCAGGGGTCGAAGACAAGCATGACCGGAAAATAACAAGTAGGCAGATGAGTTTTGCAAGATACGTTGTTGAGGGGATATACAGCAACGTTGAGTGCGCTCGTAAGGCAGGGTTCAAGTCTGATCTGGCTGTCGAACACGCTTCACGTTTGCTCAATGGGAGAGACTATCCGCACGTTGTTGAGTACATCAATGAATTGCGAGAGGAACGAGAAAGACGGTACGGAGTTACAACTATCGGTCAACTTGAAAGACTGTATGAGTTATCGAAGGGAGCCGAAGACGCAGGGCATTTCTCAGCAGCAATTAACGCGGAGAAAATACGTTCTGCCTTGGGTGGTTTGACCATCGATAGGAGAGAGACGATCAATACAATCGATCAACTATCGAGAGATGAAATAACATCACGACTAGCAGCATTACAGAAACAATACCCTCAAGCATTTCAGATCGAGGCAGAGTACAAGGATATTACACCAGATGAGCAAGGGACCAGAGGCGAACTTTTGGAACTCGATACGCAAGAACCTACCGAAGAAGTGGTTCGCAACGCGGATTGAAAACAAGCACGGAGGAGGCATACCAGACCTTCACATCGTTGCTGATGGCGTTCCTTTTTGGTGTGAGTTGAAGACAACCAAAAGCAATAAACCAAAACTATCTCCTCATCAAATCTCTTGGAATATGGCATATTGGGCTCGAGGTGGGGCAAATTTTTACTTAGTAAAGTGCCTCTCTACAAGAGACATACTTTTGTTTGAGGGTAACCAAGGACCGAGTTTAGCGGAGCATGGGATCAAGGGAACGGAGGGCCATAGGTTCAAGGATCTTGGGTCGTTGTTTGAAGCCCTGCGGCCCCACGCGGCGCGTATCTTGAAGCTCGAGCCAAGCCCTGCGGCCCCACGCGGCGGTTTTTCTAAACGAGCGACGAGGAACGAGGAGCGAGCTACTATAAACTGAGTCGCTTGCGACACTATTCTTTTACCGCGTCATTACGCGGAATGCGATTCGCCATAGCGAACGCACATTATGATAGTAGTGAAGTAGGGAGCCGAAGCCCCCTCTCCTTAATTTGTACACACTCCTTCCTCTATCAACCTAGCTGCCATTCGACCAAAGGTTCCCTGTAACTGCCACACCAGACCGTTATCGATTAGGTGTTGCCATGCTGAGATGTACTCGTGTTCTTCAAGATCCTCGTACATCCCTTCGACGATATCTACTGCTTTCATGTTGTCCATTATCTAGCCTCCATTCCTTTCAAGTCGCTAATATAAAAGTGCTCTTCATCTCCTATGGGCATCATCTTTTCTGCACCGAGCACGAGATACTGTTCTCCTTTCCGTTGTGCCACGCCCCATCGTCCGTACCCAAAGGTTGATAAGATACCGTTGATACGATCTCTGGTGGTTACGGTGGGCCAACCTGCCAAGCGGAAGCCAATGTCGCCATCGAGTGTGCGCCATGCGATACAGTTGTCATGTAGCCAAACGATCTCGCCGTTGGTTCTGGTACGAGCAGCCGAAGCGGGTCGTCTGTTGTAAAAAGCCTTTGCGATTTTATGTGTCTCTTGTCTCATCATGTTCCTCCTCGAACTCTGTGATTGCTTCTTCCTTCGTGTATCCGATGTACCGACGGGTAACTAAGTACCCGCCGATTGTTTCATAGATCACGATCATCCCACTGTGGGGTACGATCTCGACAACCATTACTTGATGTCGAAGCCGACGGTGATATCTTTTAGTACGTCGGTGACTCGTTCTTTGAACTTGCTGTCATCCTCCTCCTTTTCTTCTATATGGTCGTCAATCATGGTGCCGATCTCGTAAGAGTGATCGTGGATATCGAACTCATAGTAGTCACTGAAGTCAAAGTTGAGCCGCATCCAGTCCGTGATCTGCTCGTCGATATCCGCACTGTTGCCGATATCGTCCGAGTGTTCCTCAATCATTTGCCTCATCCTTTCCTTGAGGCGTGGTTCGATAAGAGCCATGATTACATCTGCAACCTTGAGCAGTTGGTCTTCGTTGTGCATTGGTGAACGTTCGATAATGTCAGTCATTTGATTTCTCCTCTGTTGACTGTTTGACTGCTAGGTTGAAACCCCTAGCAGCCGCTTCGCGTAGTCGTGGTCGATCACTCTCCTTGTGTCGAGTGATCCACGTTCGCAACTCATCCCAAGACTTGGGTATTGGAAATGTTTTGATATACTTCAAGAAGCCTCCTTTACTTCTGGGTAAGTGATCACGTCGTCCGTATATGTTGAACGATTCTCAACACGGCTCAGGCTCTCTTGAATCATGACCCGTCGCCCTGTGATCAGTTGGCTCAACAACTTACGATCTGCTGAGTATTCACTATGTGGACCAGTCTTCATGATAGCCTGGATACAGATATCAAGATCCTCTTGTGTGAAATCGAATTGACCTGTGATCTGGGTGTTAGTGTAAGATAATTTAGCCATGGTGGGCTCCTTTTTGAACACGCTCGACGGAATTGTCGTTCGATGTGTCAAGTTACTAGCGGATCAAAGGATCGTGCCGTCGGTGCTCTTGCATCGTCGGGAATCGTCAAGGAAGTTTAGTGAAGCGGCGGTTTACGTCACGTCATCGGTTCTGGATGTGCACGTCACTTTGCACTTTCTAGCAAAGTGTACGTCACGTACAGGTTCGCATGATGTTTCGTAATCCGTAAACTTTCGACCCCTTCTTCAGGGGTTGACGACACATCCTTTGATAACGCCATGCGGCTTGAGCACCATCCGTACGGCTATTTTGTTGTGTGTGTAGCAACAGGCGCACGTACACGGACTGAACAATCTCTTAGAGGCTCCGCTCGTTCCTAAAAAAGGCTGACTGCTATTCAGACTTTTTTCGAGTGGAGAAGATTGTTTGCCGTGGACAGCGCAAGGATCCGGGTGCACCACCACTCTCAAACATCGATCCAACGGATGTTTCCGTTGGTCCATTTTCTGTTGGGATACAGACACGGGCCGAAGGACCGTTGCGATAGCCGAGGAACGAGGGAACGATACTCACCCGTAAGGGCCGAGACTACTACAGGCTCGGTTCATGAGTAGCGCGGTCATCGCCATAAAGCATTTGTTCCCACCAAAAAATAAAAGGTTGAGACCTAAATTTTTCTAGATAATCCTAGACACCCCGGAGGTATAGAAACAGCTTACCCAGGACATAGGACCGAGATTGCAATACACCTTTGTAAATTACAGGCAATAGGGGTTACTGTGGCGAAAGCGGTATGACATTTTGTACGGACCGAGACCCCCACACCCCCTTATTTGTGGTACGTCTCCTGTGTGTGCGCCCTATAATGTTGGTTTTGTAAAATCATTCGTGTATAATACCGTTTAAGAACAGAAGGAGAACATCCATGGCCCGAGATTATAGGTCCGAGTACGACAACTACCATTCGTCCCCGAAGCAGAAGAAGAACCGAGCAGCGAGGAACGCGGCCCGTGCAGCTATGGTTAAGAGGAAAAGGGTCAAGAAGGGTGATGGGAAGGACGTGACGCATAAGGATGGTAATCCGAGGAATAACGGGGAGGGCAATTTGGGTGTATTGTCTAGGAGCAAGAACCGCAGTTTCAAACGGACGAAGAGGGCGAAGAAGGCTCAAATTCACTGAAAAAAAATTGCGGGTGTATTTTCATTTGAGTTTATTGTAAAGTAGCTTTAATTTTATTAAGGAGGTAACTGATGTCGTCGCAACCAGAACGAGCAAAAAAGAATAAGAAGATGTTATCCGCTGTGAAAAGTTATCTTAAAGTAGATGATGACGGAAATGTTTTTATGAAAAAACCTGTTGGTAGTTTTAAAGAGGGGAAGCAACTACCTATGGTAGGGATAAAAGGTGCTTCGTTAATATCTACTGATCCAAGGTCTAATATGTCTTGGCAAAAAGAAAACACCAAGGTTGTTGAGAAAGTGTATAACGCAATTCAGCGAAGCGGTCTCGGAAACAACAAAAAGTAATAACAACGGAGCGTGGGCTATGAGTTTTTTTGGGTTTTCGGACGAGCAGCTTTCTGAATTAGCGGCATTGAACGCTGAAAAGGCGGCGGCGGGTGAGCCGATGGTTACGCTTTTGGATGTGATAGCGGACGATACTATTTTGCAAAGCGGTGGGCTTTCGGCGGAAATGGAAGCGCAAAATAACGAATTAGCGGCGTTTTATGACGCGGCTGCGGGATTAGCGGAGGAGGATCGTTTTACTGGTCAGGATACTACTGATATTATTCGGGATTTGGTTCAAGAGAACATAGATGCGGGTGGCACTCCTAATGTTGTTGACTTGATAGAGACGTATATTGACGATCAGGCTAACGCGACGGTTGAGCTTTCGGGTGGCGAATTAGATCTGAGCGATTTAGCTGATTACGGACAGGGTAGTTCTCCTGTTTTGGCACCTGACGGAAAGGGAGTTATTAGGGGTGGGAACTATATTTCTTTAGATCCTACTAAAAGTAGTATGTCGGGTTCTGAGGTTAACGAATTAAAAGCTCAAGCTACTCGAAACACGGACCTTTTACTAGCAGATCAACTACTTAAAGAAGAAGGTATTCCTATTGCTGAGACTTTGGGATTGAAGATGCCTGGAGACGAGAATTTTGACGGGGAGGACCGGGAGCGTATACAGGAAGCGGAGTTTGCTGCGGCGAACCTTGTATCTCAATTCACGGACATTGATCAATATAGGTATGAGCAGAAACAAAACGAAGGTCCAGACCCTGTGCCGATTACTGGTGGTGTTGGTTCGATTCAACAGGATGCGAACGGAAACTGGTTTGCTGTAACAGACAGAAACACTAGAGATTACAGCATTGATCCGAAGGACAACAGCCAAGGACCGACGTTCGGTGGGAATGTATCGAAAAACGTTGAGAAGACTTTTGCTGAAGAGGTAGCTGCGGCGGGTGGGTCTTCTGATTACACAGGTAGTATTAAGGATATATTCAAGGACACGGATGTAGATTCGTTGGGTTATGATCCTGTTACTGGGACGTATAGTACGCCTGTTGTTACGGAGCCTGTTGAAACAGATATCGCCCAACCTGGGGATTTGGACCTTGATGACGATATCAGCATTGATCCAGTAAGTGAACTTGCTCAGAAGTATGTGGATGCGGGACTGGATGACATGTCTGGTTTGGATTTACTTGCTGAAGAGACGGGTACAGAGACAGGTTTTACGCCTACGGGTTACACATTTGAAGCTGTGGAGGATTTTGAAAAGGATCAGGATAAGTTTAGACTTATCAGTGATGTCTATGATAACGATGACTATGCCAAGATGTTAGAGGATGACAGTGATACTTACAATGAACTGACACCTGAAGGTAAAGCGGCGCTTGATGCGAAGGTCGTGGACCTTGCTACTTCTGTTCTTGATGATTTAGATTCTGAAGTTGGGCAGACTACGACAGAGGATGCAATAGAGGCTCTTAAAGCCAGGATTGGTTCTCCCTATGATACGAATGTGAGCGCAGCGGAAGTAGCGGCAACTCTTGGGTTGATTCAAGGTACACCGATTACGTCTAATGAGCTTGATGCGTTGATGCCTGAGTATGATTTCTTCAAGCCTGATGCGGGGACACAGCTTCTTTTGGAGGGGTCGGGTGCTCTGACAAGTAAGATGATAGGGAATTTAATTAGCGCAGCGGGAGATGTGGTTGGTAGCGAGTTAGTTTCTGAAGCAGGAGAGGATTTACGTGCACAGGGAGACCTGGCTAAATTTAAGGTAATAGAGAACCTAACAGAGTATGCTCCTGAGACATTAGACGCATTGAACAGACCGATCATGGGGGATGATGGTTTTGATTTAGATGCTCTTGCAGCAAAAGCTTACTTTTCATCGACTCCTACTATATTGGGTTTGGCGGGTATTCCGTTTGGAACAACAGCAGCGTTGGTTACAGGTGGTATCATGACAGCGGCTGAAGTTGGAACCGAGGCTAGGGATGACACATACAATACCGCTATAGAGATGGGATACTCTGAAGCAGAGGCTGAAACTCTTAGCAGGTCGGCCTCCATAACGGCAAGTGCAATTGGTTTACCGATTGGTGCGATAAGTAACGTGCTGTTCTCTACAATACTTCCTGGATCTGGTGCAGGGTCTATTGCAACAGTAGCGGGTAACATGGTTGAGGAAGCGGTAACTGAAGGATATGTTGAGCAGAATGCTGCGGCTTTTGCAGTGGATCAACAACTTGGCACTGATAAGTTTGGTAAAGCATATAGTATAGATGAAGGAATCGTGGGTTCTCTTATTGGTGGTGGTGTTACGTTAGCCACAATCAACAACGCTATAAACAAGGCTATTGAGTCGCCTACTCCAACGGGTGGTGAAACTTCTACGGGTGGACCAAGTGCCACGGATCTTGCAACTGCGTCTGAGATACTGAACTCTGGTGGTGATGTTTCGATAGTCACGGACAGTAACGGTAATTTAATTATCACGGACACGAGTAGTGGTCAGAGTGTAAATGTAGGCTCTGTTATTTCTTCTTCGGTTCCGATTAGTGGTTCGGAGACCACGACTGCTGATTTAACGGCTGCGGAACAGGCAGTGGCGTCTGGATCTTCGGCTGTGACCATAAACTCCACGGGTGCAGGAATAACTTTTACAAATAACAAGACAGGTTTTACTGCGGTTATTTCTCCTGGTAGTGACATGTCTAATACTACGGACGTAATTACTGCGGTTGAGAACAATGATTCTACGGCTGTTACGAATGCGGGTGCTTCTATTTCTTCAGGGACGGATGGAACAGGAATCACGAGTCTTGTATCTACACCTGGAGCGTATAACAGTAACACGCTCTACAGTAGGGACGGATTAATTTACGTTGGAGACCCATCGAGTGGAGTCCTTGCTAACGGAACTATTGAAGGGACCACCTATGCGGAGGGTCAAGTTGTTGGAACAGCAGGATCAGATGCCACAACAACTACGACAGCAGGGTCAGATGCCACAGCAACTACGACTACGACAAATACAAACTCTACCGAAACTATTTCAACGAGTGACACTGAAATAACAACTTCTGTGGATGCAAACGGAAATACCACGGTCACAACAACTAATACCAATACGGGTGTTACTGAGACTACCACGGTTCCTGCGAATACTAACACGACCATCTCGAGTGGGGTTACGGAGATAACAGTAAATGCTACCAACACGGGGACCACTACTACGGCTGTAACAAATACTGGGACCAATGTACCCGCAGCGGTAACTGAGACTGCCACTAATGTACCCGCAGCGGTAACAAATACCACGGACGTTGGAACTCTTACAACGTTCACAGAAGAAGACGACGATTTTACATCAGATACTACGTTCACGCCTACAACAGAGTTTACACCTGAAGGTGATGATGACGAAGTACCGCCTGTTGGTGAGCAAGCACCGGGATACACGTCTGGAATAGCGGGATTATCTGGAGCGAGACCTACGGTTGCGCCGTATTATCAGCCACAGCAAACAGGTCAATATTCTTTCTACGTGCCACAACCGGGAGTGGATCAAACAGTTCCTGCGGGACCAGTTATGTCAGATCCAACGTCTTACTTGGCACCTACGGCGAATCCGCAGTATGGGTATGGATACATTGCTCCGAATGCGGAGCTTGAGTATTTGAGAAGACTAGCCGAGATTCAAGGCACGGGGGCCGAGAAGTTACCTTCTGAAAACCTGATGGATGGCTCATGAATCTACAAACACTTCCTGAAGAAGCGTTAAAAGAAATCTTAGCACTGACTGAGGCTAAGAAAACATTAGATTTGAGGGAAAAAGCGCAAGATTATTTCATGCCCTTTGCGCATCATGTGTATGAGAACTTTATTGAGGGCAGGCACCATCGAGTTATTGCGGAAAAGCTTGAGCAAGTGGCGCAGGGTAAGTTAAAGCGGTTGATTATTAACATGCCACCTCGTCATTCTAAGTCTGAGTTTGCTAGTTTTCTGATGCCTGCTTGGTTTTTGGGTAGAAACCCTAAGTTAAAGATTATTCAGGCTACTCACAATACTGAGTTAGCTGTTCGTTTTGGTAGAAAAGTGAGGGACTTGATCGATGATCCGGCTTATAAAGAGATTTTTCCGAATACTCACCTTAAAGAAGACAACAAAGGTGCAGGTAAGTGGGGTACAGACAAAGGCGGAGAGTACTTCGCGGCGGGGGTAGGTGCTGCGGTAACTGGTCGTGGTGCGGATTTGTTTGTTATTGACGATCCACACTCGGAACAAGACGCTATGAGCGAGAGCGCATTCGACAATGCGTATGAATGGTACACTTCTGGACCTCGTCAGAGGCTTCAACCGGGTGGTGCGATCATAATTGTTATGACAAGGTGGGGAAAAAAGGACTTGACAGGCCGTTTGATGGCTGCACAGGGCGGTGATGTCATGGCGGATCAGTGGGAAGTGGTGGAATTTCCTGCAATTCTACCATCAGATGACCCATTATGGCCTGAGTTCTGGGAAAAAGACGCACTATTGTCTATTAAAGCGTCGTTACCTGTAGGAAAATGGAATGCACAGTGGCAACAAACGCCAACTACGTCCGAATCGGCCATAGTTAAGAGAGAATGGTGGCAATCTTGGGAAAAAGAGGCTATTCCTCCTATCAAATACATTATTCAGTCGTATGATACGGCGTTTTCCAAGAAAGAATCAGCGGATTACAGTGCGATTACGACTTGGGGGGTGTTTGAACCAGACGAAGGTGGGGCAGATAACTTAATTCTTATGGATGCACGGCGAGGTCGTTGGAATTTCCCAGAATTAAAAGAGATTGCTTATGACGAGCACGAATATTGGGAGCCTGACATGGTGATTGTGGAGGCAAAAGCTACGGGTACACCCTTAATTGACGAGTTACGTTTACGTGGGATACCTGCTTTGGGCTTCTCTCCGGGCAAAGGAAAAGATAAAATAACTAGAATGCACATGGTTGCGCCGTTGTTTGAAGCGGGTGTAGTATGGGCACCAAGTGATAAAAAGTTTGCAGATGAGGTAATTGAAGAGGTAGTGTCATTTCCTAATGGCGATCATGATGACTTTTGTGATAGCATGACACTAGCATTAATGCGTTTTCGTCAGGGTGGTTTTATTTCCTTACACGGCGAGAACGAAGAAATTGACGAGTATCGTCCTAGACGGGAGTATTACTAATGGCATTGCCACCACTTGTAGATTCAGGGATTAGACCCGAAGACATGGCAGCAGACGCAACGTCTGTTGATGTATCTGTGCCACAGCCCCAAGACTTTACTGGTGGGGCGGAAGTTATAAACGATGGACAGGGCGGAGCAATAGTGCAAAGCTTGGCAGATATAATAGCAGCAGAGGAAGCTGCTATACCTGAACCCAATCACACAGACAATTTAGCGGAGTTTTTAGATGAAGCGTATCTTGGAGAAATCTCGTCGGATCTTAGGGGCTCCTATGAGGATGATATGGAGTCTCGTTCTGAGTGGGAAGAGACTTATACAAAAGGTTTGGATCAGCTTGGTGTCAAGTATGAAGAGCGTAGTCAGCCGTTTGAAGGGGCTTCTGGGGTCACGCACCCGTTAATTTCAGAAAGCGTAACTCAGTTTCAGGCGCAGGCATACAAAGAGATGTTACCTGCGGGTGGTCCTGTTCAGACACAAGTTCTTGGTTTGCAGGATGCAGCCCGTGAGGAACAGGCTTCTCGTGTGAAAGATTTTATGAACTACCAGATTACAGAGGTCATGGAAGAGTTTGACCCTGATATGGATCAGTTGTTGTTTTATTTACCGTTGTCTGGTTCTTGTTTTAAGAAGGTTTATTTCGACGAAGCGAAACAAAGACCTGTTTCTAAGTTTGTTCCTGCACAGGATTTAGTAGTATCTTACGCAGCTTCTGATTTACAGACGGCTGCACGGGTTACACATGTTCTGCGTATAGATGCAAATGAAGTTCGTAAAATGCAGATTGCAGGATTCTACAGGGACGTAGAGTTAAGTAAGAATGATGATGAAGAAAACGAAGTAAGACAGAAGATTGATGAGATACAAGGCACTTCTCGTGGATATACAGACGATGTGTTTACGATACTGGAGATGCATGTGGACTTAGACCTTGAAGGGTTCGAGGACATAGCTCCAGACGGAGAACCCACAGGTATAGCTCTGCCATACATTGTTACGATAGACGAGGGATCAGGAAAGGTTCTTGCGGTTCGACGTAACTTTGAGGAGGGTGCTGATCTAGCAAGGAAGCAACAATATTTTGTTCACTACAAGTTTATGCCAGGTCTAGGCTTTTATGGCTTTGGTCTGATCCACATGATTGGTGGTCTTGGTCGTGCGGCAACGAGTATCCTTCGACAGTTAATCGATGCGGGTACACTTGCTAACCTCCCGGCAGGATTCAAGGCCAGAGGCGTGAGGGTTCGTAATGATGACGAGCCTTTACAGCCGGGTGAGTGGCGGGACATTGATGCACCTGGGGGCAACATAAGGGACGCACTTATACCGCTTCCGTACAAGGAACCTTCGGGTACACTCGCACAGCTTCTAGGATCCCTCATAGATAACGGAAGACGATTTGTGTCACTGGCAGATCAACAAACGTCTAACATGAATCAGGAGGCTCCTGTGGGCACTACAGTGGCCTTGTTGGAACGTGGCATGAAAGTTATGTCTGCTATCCACAAGCGTCTCCACTACGCTCAGAAGAACGAGTTCCGTATACTAGCTAGGATCTTTAGAGATAATCTACCGCAGGAATATCCGTATGATGTGGCAGGAGGGGACCGTAAAGTTATGGCCTCTGACTTTGATGGTCGTGTTGATGTGGTTCCTGTTAGTGATCCAAATATCTTTTCTATGGCACAAAGGGTAACATTGGCACAGACGCAGCTACAGCTTGCTCAGTCTAATCCACAAGTACACAACCTACACGCAGCGTTTCGTCGTATGTATCAGGCTCTGGAGGTTCAAAACATTGACGAGATACTACCTCCTCCACCACAGCCACAGCCATTAGACCCTCTTATTGAGAATGCTCGCGCCTTGACTGGGGAGTTATTGATGGCCTTTGACGGTCAGGATCATGACGCTCATATCGAACTTCATGTCATGTTTATTAAGACTCCTATTGTTATGACCTCTCCACAAGTCATGGGGATATTGATGGGACATATTCAAGAACACATATCTAAGAAAGCTCGTGAGATGGTTGTAACGGAGATCCAAGGACTTATTTCTCAGGTCCAACTTATGGCTCAGTCTGGTGCACTTGAGCCACAGGCTGCACAACAACAGATCATGGAAGTTCAGCAACAAATGCAAAATCCAGAGGAGCTAGAGAAAGCAGTAGCTCTACAGGAGATGCAGTTGATGAACGAGCTTATGCCGAAGATTACGCCACAAGGAGAGGATCCAATGAAAGATCCACTTGTACAGATCAGAATGCAGGAACTTGGTGTAAAACAACAAGATATGCAGCGTAAGGCTTTGGACGATGCAGCGCAAATCGATCTAGAGATGCAAAAGATGCAACAACGAGCTACCACTGATGCGGCTAGGATTGAAAGCATAGAAGATATAGCGGATCAGAGAAACGATACTAATCGTGAACGTATTGAAGTTCAGCGTCAAAAGATGCAACGAGGTGGCTAATGGACCCCGTCAGTTGTGTCATGATGGCGACAGGGGCGTTTAAAGGGCTGAAATCCGCCATCGCCGCAGGAAAAGATCTTCAAGACATGACGGGTCAACTGTCTAATTGGGGTAAGGCTTTCTCTGATTTTACGAACATTGAAGAACGTGAGAAGAATCCTCCGTTTTGGAAAAAGACGTTTAAGGGCTCTGACGAAGAGACGGCCCTAGAAATCTTTGCTAATAAGAAAAAAATGGAGCAGATGAGGGCAGAGATCAAAGATCATATCTCTTGGAACTACGGGCCGAGTGCTTGGAAAGAAGTCTTGGCGATAGAGGCAAGGATGCGTAAGCAAAGAAAAGATGAGCTTTATCGTAAGCAGGAGCAAGTTGATGCGGCTATTAACTTTGCTATTGGTGCTTTTATCTTTGTGATAAGTGGTGGATTATTATTTATTGCTTTTTATTTTTTAGGGAAATGGCAGGGGCGTTGGTAGATGTGGGTATTATTATGGATTCAATTAACAACTAGCGCAGCTAACGGTAATGAATTTCAACATTATCATATTGACAGCTTCACTAAAAAAGAAGTGTGCGAAATAGCCAAAGATGAAGCTAAAGTTCTTGTAACAAACGACAACTCAAAAATAGTCTGTATTCAAATAGAGTTGTGATACTTAGAGAATTTCGAGGAAAATACATAATATATGACAAATCGGGGAAAGTTGTTATAATTACACGGGAAAAAAGAATAGCAATTGCGTATGCGAGGGCAAAGAGATGACAGAGTTTGATAAAGTAGATACAAATAACAACGGTGTAATAGAACGTGCTGAGTGGAATAAAATAGCCTTAGAAGACCGTCGATTAGAAATGATTGATCGTGATCTCAAGCGTAATGCAGAGCGACGTTTTACAGGCTTTGCTCTTATGGGAATGTTAATCTACCCATTTATCATCTTGCTTGCTTCAGTACTTGGATTTGACAAAGCGGCAAGTTTAATAACAGATATAGCAAGTGTATATGTCATAGCGGCCTCTGGAGTGGTCGCAGCTTTTATGGGATTTAATGCTTACAGTGCAAAGGCCGAGAGCAAGAAGACCAGTATACAGATGGAGGAAAATTAATGTTACAGTCTATAATTGGACCGATAGCGGGTTTAGCAGGAAGTTGGCTTGATGCTAAAACGCAGGCTCAGACGGCGAATGCTAAACTAAAACTTACTGAGGCCGAAGCCAAAGCTAAGATAATGCTCAGTAAAGAAACAAGTGTTGCAGATTGGGAACGCATTATGGCGCAAGGCTCTCAATCGAGTTGGAAGGACGAGTGGTTCGTTATTGTCCTGTCTATCCCACTTGTTTTGGCGTTTGTTCCAGGCACTGAGGGTTGGGTAGATAGCGGTTTTGAGCAGCTTTCCAAAGCGCCGGACTGGTATTTTTATAGCTTGGGTATAGCAATCTCTGCATCGTTTGGTGTCAGAGGCGTACAGAAATTCTTTAAGAGGTAGTGATGAAGTATATAAAAGACATTGTGGTATTAGTACTTGCCGTAGGGCTTATGGGAATACTAGGACTGATTATCTATGATGAGTTTGCTATGGCGAATGAACATGGTGGTGAATTAGATGAAAACATAATCGGCTTACTTCAAATGAGCATGACAGGCGTAATCGGCGTCGTAGGTGGCTATGTAGGTGGGAAGTCTAATGGCTGATATGAAAATACCCGTAGCTCTGGTTTTTGCTATGGCAGTGCAATTAGTTGGTTTGGTGTGGTATATTAGCAACATCGTTCACGACATAGAACATCTTCAAGGCCAAGTGTCCGCGCAACAAGATATTATTAATTTGTTGAATGATGATGTAAATGATCTTTGGGTATTCTGTACTTTTACTGAAAACAAATGGGCAGAAGCCTACATAGACGATATGGTGTATGAACGTGTTTGTGGAACAAAAGAGGTTGTACAACAATGACTTTAAGTAAAAATAAAAAAGCTACTGTAAAGAAAGTTATAAAGGGTTTGAGCAAAGCCTCAAAGACTCATGCTAATCAAGCTAAAAAACTAAAGAAAGTTTTGAAAGGTAAGAAGTAATGAGTGAAGCACTAAAGACATTACAGGAAAAGATAGGATCTTCACCTGACGGTGCGTTTGGTCCCAATACTGCAAAGAAGATTTGTGAC